TTCAAAAACTAGATGTTGATTGAACCATTCGCGCCAATGATCTCTATTTGAACTTTCATCTAGTTCTAAGTACTTCCATTCAATAAACCAACCCGTCGCTCCCATCGGATCCACGACCCATGAGATCCGATACCTGAGAATACAACCTATTTCTCGGCCTTGTTGATGAGTGCGGTCAACAAAATAGTATTTACCCTTCTTGGTTATTTCTTCACCAATCCAGATCTGCTCATTAGTACTGCCGTCTGTCCAAGTTTTGTCTATTATTTTTATGTATGATTTGATTTTATTTTGCATAATAGTAAGGCTCCTATTATTGTTTAAGTGATGTTATTATTATAACCCATAGATTTGTGGTTTACACGAGTTTATGAAAAAATGTGAGCATCTTATGAGGTAGATCATGAAGTTTTTATGTAGTAGTTGTGGAGCATGTTGTCAAGCGATAAGTTGCCCATACCTGAGTGAAGACAATCGTTGCACCATTTATGCCACCCGTCCAGACATTTGTAATGTTGAGAAGCAGTGGCAAATCAAGGGTGGTGATAAGTTGTCGTATTTGATCGAGAATACACTTGCGTGTCATCGCCTTATAGATTTAATGGGATTGTCAGAAGATTACAAGATTGACATCCTGGATTACGTGGAGAACAACAATGGCCAAATCAACAAGACGACTTAGAGGTCGTAAAACAGCAGCACAATCTCTTGAGTGGCAACTAGCCCAAGCAGATGATCTACACATGCGCTTGATAGGAATCTTGCTGACATTAGAAGATGTACCAGACAGACACCTTCCTCAGGCACCTTTAGCTCGAGGTAGTTTATCACTTATTTCAGATCTGATGAGGAAATGGAAAGTAAAGATTCAAAAAGAAATAGATCAAATCAAAGCCGAAGAAGAAGCCAAAGCGAAACCCAAACCGAAAAAAAGAAGGGCCCGTAAGAAAAAAGTGGTAGAGACGCCAGAAAAAAGCGATTAACATAGATACTTATCCTTGTACAGTTAAAATGATGAAGAATTGACTACGTCAATTCGTCAACGACTGGTTTAAGGAGAAGTTAAATGAATAGTGCCGCATGGTGGTTTGCATGTGAGAATGATGATGATGTGAAGTTTTATAGACGACACATCGTTAAATCTCCCGCAGTAATAGATTGGATAAGAGAGCAACAAGGATGTCATTACGACGAACACGACGTTGAACGAGAAGAACCAAAGAAAGAGTTGAATACAGAAATACTAGGCCCTTTACTTAAGAATCTCTCAGAGCTGGATCGGAAGATCTTGCATTTGCACTATGTTGAGGCACTAAAATGGCGTGAAATAGCTGTTGAGTTAGGATACAACTTATCTTATCTTTGGAAGCGAGAGAAGAGAGCAATGGAAAAACTTCGGGCTATTATTGACAGGGATGGCCTATCACCTTGGAGGAAAGACGATGAAGAAAATAGATGATAAACTAAAAAAGAAAGCAGAACATGCAGCCCGTAGTAGAAACTACAAGACGCGGTTGAAGCAAGCAGTTGATAAAGGCGACTTTGAAGAAGTTGTTAAATCAATCATGCTCTTGGCAGTCAAGCATAATGAAGAGACAGATTGGAAGGCATCACCTAGAACTTGGATGGAACTATTACAAGTATTGCATAAGTTTCGTGTGGAGTTTGGCACAACAGATTCAGATTTTGATGAAATCTTGCGTGTTGTTAATGGTGATGACTAATGTCGTCCATAGATGAACAGATAAAAGAGTTGTCTACTTCAGAGCTACTTCAACTCTTTGACATGTTGCGTATGAAAAACGCCCGTTTTGAGAGAGATTTGTATGATGCTCTTACATTAATCAGAGCAAATAAGCGTGCTAGAGGTAGAGGTTGAGTCGTATAACAAAGGTAAATAGTGCAGTTCTCAAAGCATTTGAGGATCCACGCAACTTTTTTAAGTTCCTGAAAGTATTCAATAAAGAATCAGGTGCCTTAGAACCATTTGTGCTACGTCCTCAACAAGAAGAGTTGTTAGAAGCGTTAATGACACACAACAAGATTGTGGTTCTTAAAGCTCGACAACTTGGTATTTCAACACTACTCAGAGCTTATTTCTTGTGGAAATCTTACATGTCTTCAGAACCTACAAGGCATGCCATCATTAGTTATACTAGAGATAGCGCAGATCATCTACATAACATGGATAAATCATTCTACCTTAGTTTACCTAAGCCTTTACAGAGGAAGCTTTCTAAGTCATCCTCGAGAACTTTACAGTTTGGAGACACAAATGCAGAACTACGAGCTTTCACCGCTGGAGGAAAAGCAGGGGCCACCCGATCATTTACTTTTTCAGATACACACATCTCTGAGTTTGCTTTCTTTGATGATCAAGATGATTTGCTTGCCAACGTTATGGCCTCGGTTGGAGAAGGACAGATCGTTATCGAAACAACACCCAACTCTCCAGGAGACAAATACCACGACTTGATTGAAGGTCATGGTGANAATGGTTGGCATCTTTGTTGGTTTCCTTGGTATGAGCACAAGCAGTACACGAAGAAGAGCCAGTTCCATCAACCACAGGTTCCGAATCCTACTGAAGAAGAGATACAACTAAAAGAAGATTTTGATCTCACACTAGGGCAGCTCTATTGGCGCAGAACAATGATTCGTACAATGGGTTTAGAAAAGTTTAGAAGAGAGTTTCCAGCAACAGTTGATGAAGCTTTCTTTGCATCGAGTAATGAGTTCTTTCCGTTAGACATTTTAGATACTTTAGAAGTATTAGATCTAGGNGGACAAAAAGAACGCTGGTATTGTGAAATGATCCAAGGCGATAGATACGCTATGGGGGTGGATGTCGCAGCGGGTAGAGGTGGGGATTACAGTGTTATCACTGTGGTGAGCTGTACCACTCACTTACCAGTTTATCATTATCGTAGTAATCAAATCTTACCACATGAGTTTGCTGAAAAGATCTACGAGTTGTATTGGGATTTTAATGAGCCTTATACAATCATAGAACAGAACGGCCCAGGTGAAACTGTGTTGTACCGAATGAAAGAATGGAAGGTAAAAAATCTTTACAAAGACGCAAAAGGTCGTGATTGGAGAACAAGAAAGGAAAATAAAATAGCTATTTATGACTACCTACGCGATCTTATTTGCGAAGGCATTATTGATGCTGTAGACAAAACGCTTTGGAAAGAGATGCAAACAATACAAATCACAAAAGGTGCACCAGCCAGTGCCGGACACGATGACATGGTCATGGCCACAGCTCTTGCCTGCTGGGGTGCCAAACTAAAACCAACGCCTTCAGGATACTCCATACGTAAGACATTGTTAGATGACATGATTAAATCTAGACGTGCTCAAAGGATACGTAAGAGTGGTGGGTATCACAAACACATTAGAGGATGGAAGAAATGAAATACAAAATGACGCCTAACATTATTCAACAGATTTGTAAAATACATGAAGATTATTGGGATGATTGCAGATCGGATCTGTATAAATACAAACAAGCCTATGAAACACGTTTCTGGGACAGATCAACACAAGGTCAAATGCAAACTTATGTCCAGACAGCAGACGCTTATGGCTACATTGAATCATACATTGCATCACTCTTTGCTAGAAACCCAGGCGTTATTGTTAAGAATGGAATCCGTGGTAGAGGAAACGTCGCAATAGCACAACACATTGCTAACGACTTCTTAGCTTATCAACGTCAACAGATAGAAAACGCTTCTCGTATGGCACTTATTTACCCTATGTCATTTATCAAGATGATGCCAACAGGTAGAGAAGACATAATGAAAAGAATCGATACTGTTGCAATACCACCTTGGGAAGTGATTTTAGATAGAGAAGCACGTCGTTATGAAGATCAGCGTTATGTTGGTCATAAATACTACATGACACTTATCGATGCTCGTTCTAAGTTTGGTGATAAGAAATACCACCCTATGAAGAAAGAAGATTACTTTGACAAATACAACTCAGAGAACTACACAAAAGAAGGTGAGATAAGTGATCAAAACTTTGACTATTACAAATACATCGAAGTTGTAGAGATTTATGATCTCCATACAAAACTTTTACATTTCTGGTCGCCTAACTGGTCAGAAGGATCTAAGATGTTGCTTACAGAAGAGATTCCTTTTAGAGATACCAATGATGATCCGATTTCTCCTATTGTACCTTTATACTTCAATCGTCTACCTGATAAGCCACTTGATGGTTATTCAGCAATGCGACGTATTTATGATCAGATTTATGAAACCAACATGGTTCGAACGTATCAGGCTAACGCTGTCCGAAAAGCATCGAGACAATACCTAGTAAAGAAAGGTGTTTTAGATGAAGAACAAATGGCACAGATTTGTAGTGGCATTGACGGCTTGTTTGTGGAAATAGATGAAGAGAATCTAGGTGGTGTTATGACTGCCGTACCTCAGAATCCAACTCCACCAGAACTTGAGTTCTATGTGCAACAGGTGCAACGAGACAAGGACAAAGGCTCTATCTTAGCACCGTTCACACGGGGTGAGAGCTCAAGGACAAGTGCTACTGAAGCAGCAGCGTTAGCCGCTTATACGTCATCAGAAATAGGACGACTAGCTAGAGAACGTGATTCAACCATTGAAAACATAGCAAAGGTGTATCTGGCAATGCTTTCCTTGTACGTTGAAGAAGATAATGTACGACAAATAGTGGTTATAGATAATGAACCTCAGGTCGTATCTGCAAGAATGTTAGAAGAAAACTTCCACATCTATGCAATGGATCAAGCATCTACTCCTCTTTCAGAATCAGTAAAGAAAAGAGAGTTTATACAATCTATTCCAATGCTACAACAACTAGGCGTTCCACAAAAAGATTTATTATCAGAACTAGTCAGATCACTTGGCTTACCTGAAGATTTCGTTAGTGCTGCAGAAGCAGCTAAAGAACAACAAGTATCTGCCGCCAAAGCACGAGCATCAGCTGAAGCAGTTGGAGCAGATGCTGCTGAGCAAACAGGAGGGTTAGTTTCTACTCCTCAAGGGCCAGCAAACTTACAAGGCGTCCTCCCGGGCGCTCAATCCATTTCTTAAGAGAGGCAAACAATGGGATTTTATAAGGTAGGATGTAAAAAGTGCCAGAACGAGTGGCAAGTAATGTGCAACTATGACGACTTAGCACAAATGGTTTGTGGTCAGAAGGATCACTGGAATCGTCCAATACAGTTTAATGATGATGAGGGAACAGAAAACACAGAAGGTTGTGGAAATGTAATGGAACGAGTTTATGTTCCCATTACGTTCGCTATCATGGGCAAAGGATTACATGCCAATGGAGTACATAATAGTCAAGGACATTATTCTCAGGCATTTGGTAGATACTTTGAAGATAAACGTGCAATGCATGAGTATGCAGAAGCGAATGGTTATCGATCAGTTAGCCAATCCGAAGCAGATTCTGCACTATCAGCACAAGCAGATAGATTAAGAGAAAAAGATGAGAAAGCAAAACAATGGTCAGACAACCTTAAAGCAGCTGGAGGTGATAAAGTACAGGCAGCTGCAAAAACATTCGTATCTAAAGACATGCAAGACAAATAGGAGATTATTATGCAAGAGAAAGTAGAAGAAATGGCCATGATGGCCGACATGGCGGAGGCTGAAAAGGTTGCTGAGTTTGCACCGGAAGGTTCATACAAAAAAGACACAGTCAATCGATTCATTCGTTCTGTTAATACAATGCTACAACACTTTAGCGCACCGAACTTAGGTGAAGTAGCTGAAGACATTGAAGGGCCATTACCTCAGGATTTGGTAAAAGCACTTATGATGATCAATGCAGCATTGGAAGACGCTAAAATGAGTGAATACCAAATCGACATGGAAGATCTAAAAGATGACAGAGATCTGATGATGGCTAGAGGAAAGATAGATTCTGGTGCCAAAGACAGAGCTTTTATCGCATTTTTACGCAAACCTATGGCTGAAGAAGCTACAGAAGTAGAAATCGGTATTGAAATAGAAGAACCACCCGTAGCTTTAGAAGAAGCAGCGATTGGTGAAGCTATTGGAGAAGAAGAAGACATAGACAGTATTTTCGCATCCCGTATGTAATGGGACGCAAATAACAATCATTCAAGAACGTAGGAGAAGAAATGAGTGAAGAACTAGGCAATAATCCGAAAGGAACTGCACAAACAACTACAGAATCATCTGTTAGTGAAACGACGTTGAACACAGAATCATCTGGTGAATCGACTAATGAAAACATAGGTAATGAAGCTTCAAAGCCCACCAAGAAGGTATTTGGTGAAACAGCACAGAATCGTCAAGCGGAAGCATTAAGACGAGCAGAGTTGGAAAGAGTCAAAACACCTGAAAACATTTCATTACAAGATCTACAAGATGAGGATTTACCAGAAGGTAAAGGTGTTGATTACAAGAGAGTGTTAGAAGTATTACCAGACGATGCAAAAACATTGATTGGAAATCTTCGAGCTGATTATACGCGGAAAACTCAAGAGTTGGCACAACAACGAAAAGAGTTAGATGCACAAATGAAGGCACTTACTGATGGTGAGTTTTTCAAACGTGTAAGAGAACAAGCATCTCAACCTGATGTTGAACTTGATCCTTACCGAACAGAAACTTTTGAAGCACGGATACAGCAAGAAGTAGCAAGAAGAATGCAAGAAGCGTTTCAACCATTACAACAACAACAAGAACTACAAATGAGACAAATGAAGTTGAATGAGTTCAAATCTAATCATCCTGATTTAGATGACATGAAACACGACGTCGCTGATTTACTTAAATCAAACCCGTCTTTGTCATTACAAGATGCTTACTTTATAACCAAAGGCAAAAAATCTACAAACAGATTAACCGAACTCGAGCAAGAGAATGCAGAACGTAAGGCTAGGATGCGTGAGATAGGTTTGAAGATTGGTCAAGGTAAAGATGTTAATCCAAATAAGCCACCAAAAGGCTTAAAAGGTTATGATCTCTATCAGTGGTTTGAGAGACAAAAAACAAAGAAAATAGGAAAATAGGAAAAAAACATTGCTATTTATGAAAGCCCCACTTGGCGCATCGAAAAGTGGATAAGCTACGGATTCGAAAGAACAACCCATGCTGATGTAAAAAAACAAATAACATAAACGACTAAGCCGAAAATAGATTGGAGGAAACAAATCATGGCGATTTCAAATGACGTATTATCATCGACCCTCCGTATCTTACTCGAAGAAGAAGTAGACAACCTTTTTAAGGCAGTACCTCTTTTAGAGCAGATGCGTCAGAGTGGCGGTGTAGAAACTTATGACGGTGGACAAAAACTAGATGTTCCACTTATTTTAGCTGAGCATAGCTCAATCACACAACTTTCTAACGGGTATGAACCTGTTAACCTCGCAGTAAAGGATGCACTTCGTAATGCTACTTTCAACTGGTGCGACTTTGTTGCTCCGGTAGTTATTACCAGAAAAGAAGAGCTTTCTAATAAAGGGCCTCGCGCTATCGTTTCTATTGCAGAAGCACGCATGAAGTCAGTTATGGGCCTTTTACAGCGTGAAGTAGAGAAGCAACTTATTGCTGGATCTTCGACAGTATTGTCTGATCTTAACTCTTTGTATTCAACAACAGCTGCTCGTGCAAACGGCGGATTCATGGCTGGTGGTGCTTATAGTACTGGTCAATCAGGAACTGTTGGTGGAATCGATACTGCAACATTTGGTACTTTTAATAACCAATGGAAAGAATCTGCAGCATTCGACATTTCTGACATGGTAGATTTATACATCAACTGTCAAGCTTATACCCCTGGTGGTGGAAGCCCGAACTTGATTATAATGAACTCTGACACTTACAAAGAATACAAATCAGATCTCTTCGCTAATGAAAGATTTATGGCAGAAGACAGCCTTGATGGTGGTCGTCTCTCATTAATGTTCCACGGCGCGAGAGTTTATTACGATCCGTTCATGGATTCATTGCAAACCACTACCACAACCGGTGCTGGTAAAGATGTCCGTGCTTACTTCTTGAATACCGANTACTTGAAACTTGCTTTCGACCAGGATGCACAGTTTGAGATGGAAGATTTTGAACACATTAGTGGTTATGCTTCTAGATCAGCTAACATCATGACTCGTATGCAAATGTATGTTCAACACCTCGGCGCTCAAGGCTTACTTACAAAATAGGAGATTATCATGGCTACAAATACATTATTACAATACTTAGAATCTGCTGATGCTGATGGAACTGCTTATAGCTCCGCAACTTCACACAGACGACAAATCGAAACGTTCATCGCTTCAGGTGCCGTTGCCATAGGAGACGTAGTTAGTTTTGCTTTTGCAACTGGCGCGGAACCAGGTAGCGCTGTACTTAACGTGAAGAAAGCTGTTGCTGATAAACACTGTTGTGGTGTTGCTATCTCAGCTGCTGCTGACGGTGAGAAAGTTGACGTCTGTATAGCAGGTGTTGTTGAAGCAACTGTCGCTGGAAAGAATGATGGTGGAAACACTGGGATTTCATCTGGAGATTGGTTATCACTTGGTAATGAAGCTGGTACTTTTTACAAGCACACCATCGGAACTGATGCTGGAGTCGACGCTATTGCTGTTGATGACAAGACATCTGCTGCTTCCGAAGGAAACTTGATTAAGACAGTCATTCTCATTCAAAAGTTCTAAGATTAAATGAATACCTTACGCCCAGGGTTAAGGGCATTATCTAAATGTTTCTAGACATTTCATTTAGATTCTCCTTGAAAACAGTTGGCCCTGCCTCTTCTGGGGCAGGGTTTTTTCATTAGAGCACAAGAGGTAAAAATGAACTTAAAAGAAATGCGAGAAATGGTTGCTTCTATTCTGGATTACGATCCTGATGTGCAATCTTATCGTGATGAAATAAACCGATACATCAACAACACTTATAAAAACTGGTTCGCTAGTCGACCCTATGAGTTTTCCCAGAAGACAGTTGATGTTTATACAATGCCAGATGGGACATGTCCTTCTGCTGCTATTACATCATCTACAACAGAAATAAGAAACTGGATACAATGTTCTGCATTAGATAAAACAGACGAAACAGAAGTAGGCTATGTCCAGAGAATCAGACATTCGCATGAAGGAAGTATTGGTGTCATTACAGATGCCGCTTCAACAGAAAACAACGGAACTTACATTATTGATAAGGTGGATTTTGGATCAAATAGAGTTTATGTTTCTAAACTAAGTTCTACACCTCAGGTTGACTGGGAAGCAGCAACTTTAGATGGAATAAGTGTAGCAGTTCGACAAAGATTCCTTACACTACCAGCTGATTGTACAGACATTCTTGGTGTAGGTATTAGAAATGTAGAAGAAACAGGATCTGGAACCAATGCACTTGGTAAAATCTATAACCTAACTAGAAGAAAAGATGAAGATCTAAATCTACGTTATGATCTTGAAGGAACACCAACAAACTTTGTGGTTTATGACGGTTATCCAGAACATACAATAGACATAGATCAGTTCGTTCCACGTGCTGGTAAAGATTTTACTGTTGAAGGTGTTGCTTCTTCACCAGCTTGGCCAGCAGGCACTTATGAGTTTAAGATGTCTTATGTTTGGAGAGGAATAGAATCACAACTATCAGATCCGTGGGAAGCTAAGATACTAGGTACACAGAAACCACGTTTCAAAACATACGATACAACTAAGAAAGGATTTCAAGGATTAAGAAAGAAGTTTTATGTCCGTNNNAAATCCATTACAGGTAAAGATGGAGCAATACACGAAGAANCATTCTTCAGAGATTTAAGTTCTGTTCCAGTTAAAACAGCACCAAATNNAGGTGCATCACAATACTCATTCTTTTTGATAGATGATGATGAAATACAGAATGATTGGCCACAAGCAAACAACTTGGTTATTGATACTGTTGATGATTTGTTTAGATACTCTAGACAAGAAGTTAACATTGGATACAGAAAGAGAATACGACTTTATCCACGACCTGCTTCTAGCACACCAATAGAGGTAAGATACGTTTATACACCTCCAGAACTAGCTGATGATTTTGACAGGCCAAATACGCCTGATGATACTCACAGATACATTGTTTATCGAGTGTGTGCAGAAACATTTATGAAACACAATAATCCTGACATGGCAGATTTTTACGACAGGAAAGCAGAGAAAGAACTACTAAAGGTAGACAACAAGTATTTGACACAAAGATCAGCATACTATGTTAAAGATTCTTACATTTCCGGCCCGATGAGAGTTCGTCCATTTCAGACGCTAACTAGATTACCGGATGCATAATGAAGACACCAGGCAAACTTGAGATAAAACCTTTTACAGGAATAGACGAACGTATTCCAGCACCAAATACCAGCACTCAGCTGTTAGAAAACTTCACGTATGATGCACATACAAAAACTTGGAACAACTTTCTTGGTTATGAAGAGTTTTTTCATACAACTAATCGTCCATACGGTGGATCTGGTGTTAGTCAAATCTATTCAGGACACTCTATAGACAGTATCTATTGCTATCAAAGGCACAACTCAGCACAACAATGGTTTCTATTCGAGCAGAACGGTAGCCTTAAGTATTTGGTTCCATCTTCAGGACAAGCAGCAAATCAGGTTGCACAAACATTAGAAGATGAAAGGCACATACCAACAATCCAAGAAGCACATACCAACTACACACCATACGGTCGCTATGTGATCATAACAAACGGTGTTGATGGCCCACTAAAATACAGAGGTGGTGATCGGGTATTTCCACTTGGTTGGGATAGACGACCAGGCTCACCAGAAGTTATAACACCCAGTACTTATGATAGTGGAAACAAACCAATG